ACGGCTCCGGCTCCGGCAGCGGCTACGGCTCCGGCTCCGGCAGCGGCTACGGCTCCGGCTCCGGCAGCGGCTACGGCTCCGGCTTAGGCAGCGGCGACGGCTCCGGCTTAGGCAGCGGCGACGGCTCCGGCTTAGGCTTAGGCAGCGGCTACGGCTCCGGCTTAGGCGACGGCTCCGGCTTAGGCGACGGCTCCGGCTTAGGCGACGGCTCCGGCTCCGGCTAACTTCTCGGCGGTTCCGAGCATAAACCCAACCCTACGACGCCGCTGGTGGCGGTGCGAAAATACGCCAGCAACTATTTCCCGAAACGGAAAACCCTCCGGCCAACGACGACCGGAGGGCAACACACGAAACACACACAACGATACAACATGGACACCAACGTAAAAACAGAGATCGCGGTCACAGAGACCGCCACCAAAGCACCGATTCAGTTCGGCCAACACGGCGTGCAATTGCAGAGCATCGACGAGGCTTTCCGCTTCGCTCGCGCCGTAGTCGCATCGGGCTGGGCACCGAAGGGGATGGAAAAGCCTGAGTCGGTCATGATCGCCATCCAGTTCGGCATGGAGATCGGGCTGACGCCGATGGCGGCGCTCCAAAACATGGCCGTGATAAACGGTCGCCCGGCAATCTACGGCGACGCGGCGCTGGCACTTGTCCGCTCCAGCGGGCTGCTAGTCTCCTACAAGGAGACCGAGGTCGGCGAGCCAGGCAAGGACACGCACGGCTTCACCGTCACGGTGCAGCGCCGAGGATTCGATGCAGCCTCGGAAACCTTTACAGTGGGCGACGCCAAGGCCGCGAAGCTCTGGGGCAAGGCCGGACCTTGGACCGACTACCCGAAGCGCATGATGAAATTCCGCGCACGCGGTTTTCTTCTCCGCGATCAGTTCGGCGACATCCTCAAGGGACTGCGCACGGCCGAGGAAGCGCGCGACATGCCGAGCGAGATCAACGTCACGCCGCTTGCCGACAAGCTCGCGTCAGGACTTAGCGACGCAATCAACAACTAATGACTAAACCACGCGAGAGAACATCAGGAATTCCGACCCGCCGCAAAGACGTGCACGTCGAGATCGCGAAGCCGAAGCGGAGGCAGGCCGTCGATGAGACGACTTACAGCCGAAACAAAATGGGCATCGCGGTGGACAGTCGCGGGCGATTCATCGGGCGGCGCGACATCGAAAAAGGCGCGGCACATTTCTGGGACTCACGAAGGAGCAAAAACACATGAGCAACGATAACGACACAAAACAGACAGCCATCATCAACGCGGCGACGGAACAATTCCGCGCGCTGCTCGAAACCAACTTCCGATCGATCGCCAAGGCCGCGCAAGACGGATTCATCGAGGACGAGGACCAGACGGAACCAAAGGCGAAAGCCTCGTTTACCGTCGAGTGGGACAGCCTCGCGCAAGCGCCGACGGTCGGCGTGAAGATCGCGTGGTCGGTCCGCTTCAAGGACGAGTCAGAGACGGAGATCGATCCGCTGCAAAGCAAGCTCGGGCTGGAGGAAATCAAATGAGCGCCGAAACGATCGAACAATACCACGCCAATCCGGCGATCTCGCACTCGAAGCTTGAGTGCTACCGGCGCAGGCCGGCGCTCTACTTCAAGAAATACGTGGCCCGCACGTTGCCTCAGCCGGAAGAGACCGGCGCGTTTCGACTCGGCAGCGCGGTGCATTGCGCGGTGCTCGAAGAAAAGGAATTCGCCTCGCGCTACATTCTGCGGCCGGACTGCGACCGGCGCACGAAGGAGGGCAAAATCCAGTTCGCGGAGTTCTCGGCACAGCACGCGGACAAGACGCTGCTCGACGCCGACGAGATGGCGCAGGTCGTTGCGATGCGCGAGGCGGTGGCGGCGCATCCGATCGCGTCGCAGTTGCTCTACGACGGCCACGCCGAGATGACTTGGCGCAAGGATCAGCCGAACGCACTCGGCGCGCTGCAATGCCGGACGGACTGGTTCAGCTCCTTCGGCTGCGAGGTTACCAACGGCGAACCCTACGCGCTGGACCTTAAGACGGTCGAGAGTCTCGACAGCGACGCGTTCCGAAACTTCGAGCGTGCCGCGTTCTCCTACGGCTACCACCGACAGGCGGGCTTTTATCTGCCGCTGATCAACGAGATTTACCAGCGGCCGGTCTCGCGGATGTATTACGTCGCCGTCGAGAAGGTCGAGCCGTTCGGCGTGGCGGTTTACACGCTGAGCGACGATGCGATTGCGCGAGGGCAGGACGAGAACATCGCGGACCTTGTGCGGCTCAAGCGCAGTCTGGAAATGAACGAGTGGCCGAACATCGAGCCGACCGTCCATGAGTTGAAACTGCCGGCGTGGTATGCGAAATGAAAACGAACCTCAAATATAACTGGAGAATCACGCTCGGAGCGCCGGGTCACTCGATCAGCGCGATCAAGTTCTGCACGCTCGAACAGGCTTTGCTCGCGGCGGACGAACTCGAAACCGAGGTCGAGTGGATCGTGACCAGAATTTCAATCCACCACGAAATATGAACGACCTCCTAATCCTTTCAGCGGTTTGGCTTCTCGCTATCACGCCATTCTTTTATATCACCGGTTACTTGCTCGGCAAACGCCGAGGGCGCGACGAGCAATGGGTCGAGAACTACCTTGCAAACGAACGCAAAGCACAGGCCGGACGGGACAAGCTCGGACGGTTCAAAAAACGAAAGGCACAATATGGTAAGATCAAAATCCCAGCACCAAAAAACGAATCATGAGATCGACCGGCGGCTGCTCGAAATGCAGTCACCGCGCGAGATCGTCCGAGTCATGCGAGGCGCGACGCTCAGCAACGTCCACGCACGGGCGCGGCGGCTCGGACTGGCGCTGCACCGCATCACGCCGGCCGAGCGGGACCATCTCGTCTGGCTTAGGAAGGGATCGAAGAAATGAACACCTTCATTTTCGGCGACCCAAAAGGACAGCCGCGGGCGCGAGCTTTCGCTCGGAAGATGGGATCGAAGCACGTCGCCAGAATGTATGATTCAGACGTGGCCGACGCGTGGAAGCGCGCGGTGGACCTCGGGATCGAGCGCGAGCACAGGGCGCAGCCGATCGTCAGCGATCCGGTTGGAGCGTTCGAGGTGAAGCTGACGTTCTTTTTCCGCCGGCCGAAGTCGCACTATGGCAAGGGCGGACACGTAAAGGCGAGCGCGCCGGTCTGCCACGTCTCGAAGCCGGACGCCGACAATCTGGCGAAGCTCGTGCTCGACCGCATTACGCGGGGTGGGCGGATTTGGCGGGACGATTCGCAGGTGGCGAAGCTAAGCGTGCACAAGTTCTGGGCGATCACCGACGCGCGGATTGGCGTTTATCTCAGCGTGGAGCGATTTGAGGCGAGCGGGGCTTGACGCGGGGAGCGGATACGATAAACAACAACTAGGCCGTAGAAAGCCTAAGATATGGAACCAAAAAATTACATCCGTCAGTCTGCGCGAGGCGTGTTTCATCGCCAATTTCTACCGCGTGGGCTGGCGGATGTTTTTTGATTTATGAGTAAACGATTTACAGAAACAACTAAATGGTCCGACCCTTGGTTCCGTTCGCTATCGACGCGTCAGAAGGCGCTTTGGCAATGGATGCTCGACAACTGCGATTGCGCCGGAGTGCTCGGCGAGATCGACTGGGGGCTGGTCTCATTCCAGATCGGCGAGACGTGCGGCGAGAACGACATGAGCGCCTTCGCTGGGCGGGTTGAACCGTGCGGCAAGGGCTGGTGGGTGACGAAGTTCGTCGTGTTCCAAGTCGGCTACGTTGAGGCGGAAACGCTATCGAAACCGCATCGAGGTGTTTTGAAAGCGTTGGCCAAGGCTTCGATTCCGTTGGATAAAGCAATGCAAAGCCTTTCCAAACCCTTACCAAAGGGTTTCCAAACCCTTAAGGATAAGGATAAGGATAAGGATAAGGATAAGGAGATCGTGTTGCCGGAAAAACTGAATACGCCAGAATTCGCCGACGCATGGAAAGACTGGGTTGCCTACCGCAAGGAACGCGGCCAGACGCTCAAGCCAACGACGATCAAAGCGCAGCTCGCCAAGATGCAGGACTGGGGCGCGTCCGATGCCGTCGCAGCGATCCGGCAAAGCATCATGAACGGCTGGCAAGGCATCTTCGAGCCTCGCAGCAACGGCCAGCCGAAGAAACCGGGCGGAACATCAACCTACGAACTGGAGGCACGCGCACATGGTTACACGCTCTGAAACGCCATTTGGCGAGATGCAGGCTCGCAACGTCGCCCGTCTGACCGGGCTGAAGTGCGAGTTCAACCCGGCCGCTCGCACACGCTGGGAGACCCGGCTTGCAAACACCTGGGGCGCGGGAACCCGCGAAGAGTGGGAATTCGGTCAACCCGTCTGCCGAGGCTGCGCTCAGCATCTCGACGCGACGCCGACGCAGCACGAGCTGCTCGGGTCGGTCGTCACGCTGCCCGTCTCGGTCTGCGATGACTGCATGGAACTGGTCCAAATTCACTACGATGGCGCGGCGCACGAGCAAATGGCGACGAGCGCGACACCGAAGTGGGATGAGGTTTGCCCGGCCAAGCTCCGCGAGGCGATCTTTGGCGCTTTGCCGGCCAACGTGGACAGGGCGGCGTTCGAGCGAGTCAAGGCGTGGCGTCCGAGCAACGGCAAAGGCATCGCGATGAAAGGGCCAAGCGGCAGCGGCAAAACGACGGCTTACTGGGCGCTTGCGCGGGAGCTTGAGCGCGAGGGACGCGCACCGGTCACGCTCAACGCGGTCGAGCTAGGCCGGATTCTGAGCAAGGCGGCACGCGACATCGAGCAGGTCGAATGGCTCTGCGGCTGCTCGGTGCTCATGATTGACGACCTCGGGAAGGAGAAGAGCACGCCGGCGATGGCTGCGCTGCTCTGGGAAGTGCTAGACAAGCGCTACGGGCGCGGCTTGCCGGTCGTGCTCTCGACGCGGTTCACTGGCGCGGAACTGCGCGGACGATTCGGCGAGGAGTGCTTGGGCGATGACATCCTGCGGCGGCTGAACGAGCTTTGCTCGGCCGTGATTTTCCGACTGCCGGAGCAGATCGCAACGCGTTCGTGATTGACTCGCAGCGCAATCCGTTAAAAGCGATGGGGCAACACATGACGACGACACAAAAACACGACCAAGATCAGGGAGAACTTGAGGCTCTGCGCTTCTCTGCAAGGGCGGCGCGAGCCATTACGACGCTTGAGATGCAGCGCAAGACCATAACTCGGGAATACGGTGAACGCATCAAAAAGATTCGGGCGCTGATTCTCATTCTGCAACAGCGCGAGAGCATCGGTCAGCTCGGCATCGACGGCATCAACGCAGTCGAGATTTCGCCGGAGCTTCGAAAGCTGATTCACAACCCGGTCGGTGACCTGACGTGATTACGGCGACATACGACCGCGCTGCGACCTTCGATGCGTCTTACGACGGCGCACGGTCGGATGCGGGTCGGTTATCGGCTGAGATCATGGAGCGGCTCGTTGAGCTGCACGAGCTGCGGATGACGAGTGCGGCCGACCTATGCCGCAGGCTGGGCACGCTGGCAGACCTTTCGCCGACGATGTTTCTCGTCACGCTGCGGCTGGGGTCGGGCGATGTGTCGGCGGTCAGGCAGTCGTTCGGCGAGATGGCGGCGAAGACGGGGCGAACACGTCAGGCGCTGCATTACGAATGGGCGCACGAGATCGAGCGGGTCAGGCTGGTGTTCCCGGCGTTGGCGCAGCTGATGACCGATTACAGGCAGGCGACCGACGAGGCGGACAAGCCGGAACGGGAGGCGGGGACGTGAAAACGGGGTTTGCAGCGTTCTTCGGATGCCTCGCCAAACGCCGTTCTGTGCGATTTAAGGCGATTTGGCGGCTTTTGAGGGTCAAGACACAGGGGGAGGGGGCGCGGGGGAGGTAGAAGACTTCTAGGGTTAGGGGCGGGTCGCGGGTTAAGCGACCTAGCGCAAAAAAACCCATTTCGTTTTTTGAGCCATATTGACACATGCAACTAACAACGACCAAAATCACCGAGCTTTCGCTCGACCCAAGCAACGTCCGCAAACATTCGCGCCGGAACCTCGACGCGATCAAAGCGAGCCTGCGCAAATTCGGTCAGCAGAAACCAATCGTGGTGGACGCTAAAGGCATCGTGCTTGCCGGCAACGGCACGCTGACCGCTGCGCAGGAACTCGGCTGGACCGAGATCCAGATCGTGCGCACCGAGCTTGCGGGCGTCGAGGCGACGGCGTTTGCAATCGCGGACAACCGGACGGCGGAACTGGCGGAGTGGGAGGATTCGCTGAACGACGTTTTGAAATCGCTACAAGACGAGGGCGTTGACTTGGCCGATCTTGGCTACTCGCCGGAAGACCTCGGACAATTTGCGGCCAACGCGGTCGGGATGCCGGAACTCGCAAGCGGGGACAAACAGCCATTCCAGCAAAAGACGTTCACGCTTCACGATGAGCAGGCCGAGGACGTTGACGCGGCGATTGCCAAGGCGAAGCAAATGGGCCACGGCGAAAGCGGCGTGAATGAAAACAGCAATGGCAATGCGCTGGCGTTCGTTTGCCAATCCTTCAACCGGGCGAATCCGTGACCGCAAAAGAGATTGTCGTGAAGCCGATCAGCTCGCAGGACGCGTCGCGGATTGTGAAGGCGTGCCACTATTCTGGCAAAACGGCGTTTGGCTCGTTTCTCCACTTTGGAGTTTTTATTGGTGAAAAATGCGGAGGCGTCATGCAATTTGGTCCGCCGGTTGATAAAAGAAAGATTCTTCCGCTGGTTAAAGACACGGGATGGAATGGATTTTTGGAACTCAACCGGATGGCGTTTGCCGATTGGCTTCCCAGAAATTCAGAAAGCCGGGCAATCGCCGTTGCAATGCGGCTCATTCGTAAGGCTTACCCGCACATCGAATGGGTCGTCAGCTTTGCGGATGGAACGCAATGCGGAGACGGCACGATTTATCGGGCGAGCGGGTTTTACCTGACGCAGATAAAAGAAAACCGATCAATGGGGCGAACAAGCGGCGGGGAAATTGTCGCAGACTTTGTTTCCCGACAGCTACAGGGAGAAAACACCCGCAAGCGAATCGGTTTTAGGATGGGGGAAAGTTGGTCGGATTTTGTCAGACGAACCGGAGCGAAGAGGCTTCCCGGCTTTCAACTCCGCTACCTTTACTTTCTCAACCCGACCGCCCGCGCTCGCCTGACCGTTCCGATCTTGCCATACAGCGAGATTGACCGGCGCGGCGCGGGGATGTATAAGGGCAAGCAGAGAATCCAATCACGCGCCGGAGGTGACACCACGGACACGCCAGTCTTCCAGACTGGAGAGGGCGGCTCGACACCGACCTCGGCGCTCCAATCTTCTGAATGAGCGACGCCGCGCAGTCACCGAGCGAAATCCTCGCGCGCCGCAACGTCCAGAACATCGCGGTAAAGCTCAAGGCCGGCAAGACGCTGACGACCTCCGAGCGCAAGGCGCTGAACGAGTTTCAAGCCGAGCAGACCGGCGGCTGGGTGAAAGACCTGAGCGCACTCGCGAAGGAGCTGGGGATGTCGCGGCAGGGCATTTACGACGTTCGCAATCGCTTTCCCGACGCACCTAAAAAGCACGATGACGGCAAGCGCGAGAACCTGACGGCGTGGCAAGCGTTCTGCGCCGAGCACTTGATCGGCAAGGACACGGCGACGAAGAACCTCGCCGACCTAAAAGCCGAACTCATGCGCGAGCAAATCCGCCTTGCTCGGTCGAAGAACGAGCGCGAGGCCGGCGACGTGATTGATCGGGAAGTGGTCGAAGCGATGCTGGTGACGCTTGGTCAAAAGCTGGACCTGCTTTTGCGTCTCAAGCTGACCATTGAACTCGGTCCGCGCGGCGTCGGCATGAACGCGGCGGAGTTGAACGTGGAGGGCGGCGTGATCTTGTCCGAGATCCGCGAAGTCGTGAACGCGAACATCGCGACCTTCGAAGCTGAGGCGCTGGACCGGTCGAGAGGAAGCGCATGACCACAAAATCTGTGACTATCGAATCATCAGAGGGTGCAGCCTGGTCATTCATCGCGACCCGTGGTTGGGTTGGTTTTTGCTCTAAATGCTTCGCTGAAATAACAAGAGAAAGCGCGCCACTGCCGTGCCATCAAAATCGTATGCGATGCAAGAAATGCCGTAATGAGAGCCGGCGCAAAGCTCGCGCCAACTGGATCGCAAAAAACCCAGAACCAGAACGCAAGCACCGCAGAAAATGCATTAGAAGAAATACAGAGAAAAAGCGGGCCAGATCCCGCGAACTAGCCGAAAGCACTGGTGCGAGATGGAGCGGAGAGGAGGAGTCGTTTTTGCTGCGCAACATAGGAAAAATGACACAGGAGAAAATAGGGATCGCGCTAGGCAGGAGTTTTTCATCAATCGAGGTGAAGCTGTGGCGACTTAGATCTGCCTTGTCTAAAAATGCTGATACGCTTTCCGAGCGCGTCGGACTATAACGGTGACGGATTCCGACTCTCTACTTTCGACCCTGCGCCTTCCGCAGCCTGACCTCTCGCCGATCTACGAGTGGGCGCGGAAGCACATCATTCTGCCGGAGAGCTACGCGACGCCCGGACCGTTCAACGTGAAGATCTCGCCGTGGTTGATACCGATCTTCGACGCGTTGCAGAATCCGCTCGTCAGGCGCGTGCACTTTCGGAAAGCTGTCCAAATCGGCGGCACGCTAGTCGCTGACATTTGGGTGCCGTGGCTGATTTGCAACGACGCCGGGCCAATCTCGTGGACGATGCAGACCGACGAGATGATTGACCGGCACGCGAAGAGCCGGCTGAACCCGATCTTCGAGAGCTGCAAGCCGGTGGCGGCGATGTTGCCGCGAGTCGGGCCGCACCGGACGACGACCGAGATTTATTTCGGCGGCTTCTTTTTTCTGCTCAACCCGGCGAACCTTTCGAGCCAGCAATCGCAGTCCATCCGCTACAAGATCAACGACGAAATCTGGCTTCCGAAGTGGCAGGAGGTTTACGGCCACGCCGTCGCCCGCGTCTCGCGCTTCGAGGAAGTCGGTCGCTCAAAGATTTACAACACAAGCCAAGCGCCGATTATGGACCTGGAGACCGGCAACGTTGAGGACACGAGCTTCCGCCAGGGCACCCAGCAGGAGTGGAGCACCGAGTGTCCGGCGTGCCACAAGGTTCACCCGCTCGCGTTCGCGCTGGACAAGAACGACGAGACCGGGCTGCGCGGCGGCGTGGTCTGGGACGCGGCGGCGAGGCGCGATGACGAGACGTGGGACGTTGCGCGAGCCGTCGAGTCATGCCGGTTTCGTTGCCCACATTGCGGCCACGAGTCACCGGACACGGACACGACGCGGACGGGCTGGAAGCGGGCCGGGCGGTTCGTTTCGCTCAACCCGGCGGCGCCGGCCGAGATTCAGAGCTTTCGTGTCGAGTCGCTGGTGAGCCGTCCGATGCGGCTGCTCGTGGAAGAATTCTGCGAGGCCGACAATCATCACGTGCGGCAAGGTGACGACAAAATGAAGATCGAGTTTCGCACGAAGCGCGAGGCGCGGCCGTGGATTGTCGAGAAGAAAGTCGTCAACCTATTCGTGCAGGCCAGCGACTACACCGTCGCCCAGTTCTCCAACGGCGAGGCAATCGACGGCGAGGTCATCCGGTTCATGGCAATCGACCGCCAGCAGGACCATTGGTGGGTCGAGATCGGCGCTTTCAGCTCGGCGACCGGGCCGACCTACCGGCAGCTCTATTTCGGGCGCGTCGAAACGCGGGACCAACTTCGCCAGTTGCAGCACCGTTACAAGGTGCAGGACGCGTGCGTCGCGCAGGACCGCGGCTACCGGCCGGCCGACGTGGACCGAGATTGCGCGGAATTCGGCTGGCGCGGAATGCGCGGTTACGCTCGAAAGACTTGGACGATGAGGGACGAGGCGAGCGACAAGCTGATTAACTTCCCGTTCAGTGAGCCACGCGTGAGCGACTACCGGGGCGGCGACGTGTTTTATTACGATTGGTCCGGCGACTATTTCAAGGACCTGCTCGCGAACGCGCTGGAAGCGAAGGGCGATCTGAAATGGCTACTGCCGAAGGACGTGAACCCGCTCTACCTCGAACACCTCAAGGGCGAGTCCAAGGTCGAGATCCGCACCGGCGTCTGGGAGTGGCGTGAAGTGAAAAGCAACGCGCCGAATCACGGTCTCGACACCTCGGCGATGCTACTTTGCATGGCTACGATTGCGAACGTCATCCGCTACGCAGCGCCGAAGGACTAACGCCGGTTTGACGTTCCGAGCAGTGGTATGCTCGACAACCCATTTCTCGGACTGGACACCGCGACGCTGACGGCGCTCAAGACCAAGACGATTGACGCGATTCAGGCCGTGCTCCTTAACCAAAGTTACAGCCTCAACGGGAAAAGCGTGAGCCGGGCGGACCTGAACGCGCTCAACAACATGCTCGGCAACTTGCAGGACGCATTGACCGACGCAGCCGGATCGTCAACGGATCAGACATTCGTTAGCTTCACCGGCAACTAATCACACATGAGCACCGACTTTTTCGACGCGTCAAAACTGGTCGCGCAAAAACCTTGGATTGACCGAGCGCTTGAGAACATCGCGCCGACATGGGCGTTGCGTCGCCTCGAAGCTCGCGTGCAGAAGTCACTTTTTGAATACAACGCGGCACGGACAAACCGGATGTATTCGCCGAAACAATACACGCAGCCGGCCGAGAGTTCGCAGAATCAGCGCGACCGCGTGGTCATGATGTATGAGGCGCGGGACTTGGTAGACAATTTTCCCGAGGCTCGGGAAATCTCGCGAAAGTTCGGTCTTTACCTGACTCCGCACGAATACTCACCGACAACCGGCGATCGGGACTACAATCAAATCGTCTCGGACTATTTCCACGCGTGGTGCAAAAACTGCGACGTCACGAACCGGCACAGCTTTAAGAAGCTCGTGCAGCTCGCAGCCGAGGAACGACCGATTGACGGAGACTGCGGTTTCGTGATCCGTCGCAGCGGCGAGGGACTCAAGCTCCAACTCGTGCCGGCCACGCGCATCGGCAACCCGAACGAGACGGCCGTCGCCTCAAACAATTACTTCCAAGGGATTATCACGAATGACTTCGGCCAGCCGGTCGCTTACCGCATTTTCCGAGTCACGCGTGACGGCGTTTATTTCGGCGCCGAGGACATTCCGGCGAATCAGTTCTGCCACTACTTCGACCCATTCCGTGTTGATCAATATCGCGGCGTCACCGACCTGCACAGCGCGATTCAGACGGCGCGGATGCTGCACGAAATATTGCAGGCGGAAAAGGCCGGCGTTCGTTTCTCGTCGCAGCAGGCGGCGCTGATCTTCAACGACCGAGGCACGGCCAACCCGCGCAACCTTTTCCAGCCGAATCCGACGATGGGATTGCCGAACGGGCAGACTCAGAAAAACGAGCTGACCGAGGTCGGCATGATTCGATATTTCCAGAACAGCGACCGCGTGGAGGTCATGCCGTCGCGTCCGTCGCAGGCGTTCACCGGATTTGTGCAGCACCTTATGCACGAGATCGCGCTCGGCGTCGGCGTTCCCGAGGGCGTTCTATTCGGCACGCAGGACTACAAAGGGCCGAGCGTCCGCGCAGAATTCGCTGCGGCCGACCGAGTATTTACCAACAAGCAGGGGGTTCTGGTCGACAAGGTTCTCGACCCGATCAAAGACGCCGTGATTCTCGACGCCATCGCACGCGGCGAGATCGCACCGCCTCCGCTGCTCGCAGGCGAGACAATGGTTCAAGCGCTGCGCCGGGCGACCAAGGGCGAGTGGCGTTTCCCAGCCAAGCTCAGCATCGACGTCGGCCGCGAGTCAGCGGCGAACATGAACGAGAATCGGCAGGGCGCAAAGTCGCTGCAAGAGATCGCGGCCGAGGAAGGCACCGACGCTTTCTCGCGGCTCGAACAGATCGCAATCGAGGCCGGCTTCGTCAAGGAGTTGGCGGTCAAATACGGCGTGCCGGAGACGGCGATTCGCCTTACGACGACCTCACTCCCAAGCACGCCAGCAGCCGCAGCCGCAGCAGGCGACGCGGTGGGCGCAAGCGCAGCCGAGGCGCAGGCGGCGAGCGTCGCAGCGGCGCCGGTCGCAATCGAGCCGGTCGAGCATATCCAGAACGACTCAAATCTCGTGACGATCAACTTCGCCGACGGCTCCTACATTCCGACCGACGCGATGGCGGACAACGCTCGGCGCGCACTTGAGATCCGCGAGAAGAAGCCAATGTCACAGCGCGGCATGACTAGCGTCGGAATCGCCCGGGCGCGTGACCTCATGAACAAGCGGCCGATGTCCGAGGACACCGTGCGCCGGATGAAAGCATTTTTCGACCGGCACGAAGCCGACAAGCAGGGCGAAACGTGGGATGAGCAGGGCAAGGGCTGGCAGGCGTGGATGGGCTGGGGAGGGGACGAGGGCTATTCGTGGAGCACGGCCATCGTTGAGCGGCTGAACAAGCAGGCGGAGAAAAAAGACCTCTCCGTCGCGGCCGCAGAAGTGCAGCATCAGTTTTCGCGCAACACGCCACTCGCAGCCGAGGACTGGCTGGACGCGGTGCAGAAATACCGGGCGAAGCAGATGACGACGATCCAAGAGACAAAGCAAAGCGTGACCGGCGACCAGAGCATCATCGAGCTGAGCAAACCGAAGCGCAAAAAATAATTCCCATGATCCACACCCAGACAGAAATCGATAACCTTGTTGAGTTGGCTATCATCCAGCGCGCCGAGCTGAAAAAGCTGGTGGAGTCGCTGCCGCAGTTGCGCGACCATTTGTCGTCGGAGATTGAGCGCAACCTCGAAGAGATCGAGCCGGCGATCCGCAGCGAGCTGGAGCAGCTCGTCATCGCCCGCGCACAGGACGCGCACGCGCAATCCAGCGCAGCGCTGACCGCAAAGCTGGACGAACTCGGGAAGGCTTTGGAAGTCACGACGGCGGCGCGTTACTCGGTGCTTATGACCGAGCGCGAGCAAAACGCAACGCTGCTCGAAAAGGCAGAGGCGCGTATCGCTGAGGCAGCGTCGGCTTTGCCGAACGCAGTTAAAAGCATCGTCACCGATGAACTCTCGCGCTTTCCACGTGCGGGCGAGATCGAGCAACTGCGGAAAGAATTCGCCGAACCTCGCGGGCTGAACCCTCGCGGCAAGTGGACGCCGAACGATACGTACCAAAAGTTGGACCTCGTGACGTTCAACGGCGATTCGTTCGTGTCGAACATTAACGACAACCGCGAGCGGCCGGGCCGGAACGCGACGAACTGGACGCTGAGCGCAGCACGCGGACACGGCGGCGGCGGGCCGAGCGTTGCGTCAATTACCGACCTGATTCCAGCGCCAAGCGACGGACAAATTCTTGGAAGTGTCGGGCCGAACTACGTCCCGAAGAATCTAGTCGCCGGCGCAAACATCACGATCAACCAGACATCGACTGACATCACGATTATCGGCAACGAGGGACAGATTGAGCTTACCGATGGAACCGAAGCGGCGCCATCCCTCTTCTTCGTCAGCGACACCAATACCGGCATGTATCGCCCGGCAGCGGACACGGTGGGAATCGTCGGAGGCGGCAACGACATCGTGCGACTGACCGGAGTGGCGAGCGCGACGGATTACATTGAGATTAAGAACGGGACCGGCGTCGGAAACCCGCTCCACGTTCTGGCCGAGGGCGCGAGCACGAACATCGGCGTGCATTTGCAGCCGAAGGGCAGTGGACTTTTTACGATCAGCGACGGAACTGACTTTAACAAAGGCATCCGCTTTCGCAGTTCGTCCAGCGCTGCAAGCGCGGTGACTTTGATTGACGCCGTTTCGACAGCCGGCCGCGTGGTGACTTTGCCTGACGCGACCGACACTCTGGTCGGACGTGCGACCACGGACACGCTGACGAACAAGACGCTGACGAGCCCGACAATGACCGCGCCCGTTCTCGGCACTCCTGCAAGCGGCAACCTTGCGAACTGCACGTTCCCGACTCTCAACCAATCCACGACCGGCAACGCGGCTACGGCAACGGCGTTGCAGACCGCAAGAGCGATCAACGGAGTCAACTTCGACGGCACGGCAGCGATCACCGTCGCAGCCGCAGCCGGCACGCTTACCGGCGCAACGCTGGCGTCAGGCGTGACCGCATCGAGCCTGACAAGTGTTGGCACTCTCGCGGGTCTGACCGTCACTGCGCCAATCACGGGCAGCGTGACGGGATCGAGTGGGAGCACGACGGGCAACGCAGCGACCGCGACCGCTCTGGCGACTGCACGCGCCATCAACGGCGTAAACTTCGACGGCACGGCAGCGATTACCGTCACGGCGGCGGCCGGCACGCTCTCGGGGACAACGCTCGCGGCCGGCGTCACCGCATCCTCGCTGACCTCGCTCGGAACGATTACGAATCTCACCGCGACGGCCGGCACGATTGCGACTACGCCGAGCGGATCGACCGACATCGCCAACAAGCTTTACGTCGACACCGTCGCGCAAGGACTCGACGCGAAAGCCTCGTGCGTCGCAGCGACCACGGCGGACATTACGCTGAGCGGAGCGCAGACAATCGACGGCGTGAGCATCGTCGCGGGCAATCGCGTGCTGGTGAAGAACCAATCGCTCTCGCAGAACAACGGAATTTATCTTTGCGCCTCGGGATCGTGGACTCGCACGAGTGACGCGAACACGTGGGACGCTCTGACCTCGGCTTTCACCTTTATCGAGCAAGGCACGGTCAACGCCGACACCGGCTACGTCTGCACGGCGAACGCAGGCGGCACGCTCGGCACGACCGCTCTGCCGTGGTCGCAGTTCTCGGGCGCAGGCACGTTTACGGCCGGCACCGGGCTGACGCTCACCGGATCGGTCTTCTCGCTCACTTCGCCCGTCGCAGTCGCCAACGGCGGCACCGGGCTGACGAGTCTCGGCTCTGGCGTTGCGACGTTTCTCGGAACGCCGTCGAGTGCGAATCTTGCGGCGGCGGTCAGCGACGAAACGGGATCGGGTGCGCTGGTGTTTGCGACGAGTCCAACCTTGGTCACGCCAGCTCTGGGCACTCCCTCGGCTCTGGTAGGCACGAATATAACGGGAACGGCTTCGGGACTCACGGCGGGCAACGTCACGACAAACGCCAATCTAACCGGCGCAATTACGTCGGTCGGAAACGCCACGTCGCTCGGTTCGTTCTCTTCGGCTAATTTGGCCTCTGCGCTCACCGACGAAACCGGCAGCGGCGCAAACGTGTTCGCCACGTCTCCAACCCTCGTCACGCCAATCCTTGGAACACCTCAGAGCGGCACCCTGACGAGCTGCACGGGCCTGCCCATCAGCACGGGCGTGTCTGGTCTCGGCACGGGCGTTGCAACGGCTTTGGCGGTTAACACTGGCAGCGCGGGTGCTCCGGTGCTGTTCAATGGTGCGCTGGGCACTCCGACAAGCGGCACGGTCACGAACCTGACGGGCACGGCCTCAATCAACATTAACGGCACGGTGGGAGCCACGACGCCGAGCACGGGCGCGTTTACGACGTTGAGCGCGACGGGAAACCTGACCCTAAGCGCAACCAACTCCAATATCCTCGGCGGCACAACAACTGGTTCGTCGTCAATTTACAATTCAACGGGAGCTGCGGGCTTTACCATTTACGGGCCAACCCACGCGACAAAAGCCAATCATATCGACGTTTTTGCTGGCCTCTTAGGGCACACGTTCAATTCTTCCGGATTTGCTCTTTCCGGCGCATTTACCGCGACGGGAAATGGCACTTTTGGCGGAGGCGGCGTGTCTGGAACGTTGCTGGCGAGCAACGCTGGTGTTGACACGACGGCATACACCGCAGGCTCCTACAACGCCAACCACAGGCTGTGGCTTGGCACCGGCAACGCTACAAATGCTTATGCCGCCATCCGGTTCTCAGGTTCTGGCGGGGTGCATGAAGGGTTGTTTGGAACCGTGCAAAATGCTTCCGGCAATGCTGAGTTTTTCTGGAACCTATACAGCGGCTCCAGCTACACAGAAAGGTTGCGTCTGTCATCTACCGGCCTTGCCGTCACCGGTCAGATAGGCAACTCGTTCACCGGAGCAAACGGCCAGTATGCGCTTTCGTCGGACAATACGAGCAGCGCAAATTTTCATGTTTTTTACAACAGCGCGTCGGTGGCAATAGGCTCCATCAACCGCGTCACGACCACCAACGCCGTCGCCTACAACACCACCTCCGACAGGCGCATCAAAGAAAACTTCGGCCTACTCACTGAATCGGGCCGACTCATTGACTCGCTCACGCCGCGCACGTTCGACCGCAAAGACGGCACCGACAGCGATCGCAAGGGCTGGCTCGGTTTCGTGGCGCAGGAAGTCTATGCTGCGGACCCCGTTTTTGCCCGCATTGGCTTCGTGACCGTAGGCGACGACGATCCAACGGAAGTCAAAAAAACGTGGGGCGTCAGCTCCTCGCCCATCGATGCCATTGTTGTCGCCGAGCTTCAATCCCTCCGCGCCCGTGTCGCCGCTTTAGAATCCAACTAACATGACCACCGAACAAGCACTCCAGAACCTCTATACAGCCGCCCGCCTTGCCCAATTAAAGGCCGACGACCACGATCTTGTCCGCAAGTGCGCGGAGCAGATTGCCGAGGCGTTAAAGCCAAAGGAACCGAAGGTCGAATGAGCGAAACGGCGGACACGAATTGGCGCAGCTACGTTGGGCCGCAAGACAACGGGCTGAAGGTGGACGCGGCTGAGTGGCAGGCTCCGCTTGATCCAGAGAACTACGACGATCTGGTCAAGGGCTCCAACGTGTCGCACCTTTGCGTGTCAGGTCTCACTATTCCAGCCTCGCAGGAGGACTCGATAGACTTCGTGCGCGGCAAAGATTATGTCGTGCAGCATTGCATCGTTCAGGGGTCGATTACTGCCAAGGGCTCTATTGACGGGCTGTCGCTCTACGGGTGCTCCATCAGCGGCACCATTGAGCTGGGGCAATATGACAACTATTGGACCAAAGGCCGCGCTCCCACGCGCAACGTGTCTATTCTCGACTGCACCTCACCAGACGGCTCGCCGATTCGCGTGAAGCTCTGGGATGCGGAGATGCCGCTGGTGCAGAATACCGACGTCAAGGTGACGCGAATCCCAAAGTGGGTCTGGCTTCCCTACTTTATTTTCCGCCGTTTGACGAATCCGAAGAAGGTATAACCTATGTTTCCTCTCGCTGAAATTCTAGGCATCGGCACAAAGCTGATCGACAAACTGATTCCGGACCCGGAAGCAAAGGCGAAGGCGCAGATGGAACTTGCGGCGCTCGCGCAGTCCGGCGAGCTGGCGAAGATGAACGCGGATCTTGAGGCCTACAAGACCGAGCAGAGCAACCTGACCGACCGGCTTAAAGCGGACATGTCGTCGGATTCGTGGATGTCGAAGAACGTCAGGCCGCTGACGCTCGCGGCGATTCTTGTCGGCTATTTCACCTTCGCGATGATGTCAGCCTTCGGGCACAACGCCAACGAGTCGTATGTCGCACTGCTCGGACAGTGGGGTATGCTTATTATGAGCTTTTACTTTGGCGGCAGGACGCTCGAAAAAATCATGGAGATGCGCAAAAAATGAACCCGAACCAAGCCAAAGACCTTGCCACCGCTGCGACTCCGGTCGTCGCCTTCACCTCGCTTTCGCAGGTGAACGACGTGGCGGCGCTGATTGGCACGTTGCTTGGCATCGCGTTCTTGCTTTGGCGCTGGCACCGCGAGGCGACGAAAGAACCGTGATTTGACGGCCATCGCTTAGGCGATGGAACCCGTTATCACATTTGCAGCCTCCGCCGGCGTCATAGATGCCGAGGCCGGTATCATTCGCGGCGTCTCGCTGATCACTAAAGGACCGGCGCTGGGCCACGGCGTCATGATTGACGACAAGACGCTGGCACAGGTGAAGACCGCCGCCGAGCAATACGCGGGCGGGCTCAAGGTGAAGCTGAACCACAGCGGCGGCGCCGGCGACATCGTCGGTTACATCGACGCGCTGCGCATTAGCGGGGAAAAGCTGCTCGGCGATTTGCACCTTCTGCAAACCTCGCCGCATCGCGCTTACATTTTGGAGATCGCCGAGCGGATTCCCGACACGTTCGGGCTCTCGATCGCGTTCTCTGGTCCGTCCGAAAAGAGCGCGGACAAACTCACGACTTTGCAACGGTGCTCGGAAATTTACTCGGTCGATCTCGTCAGCGAACCCGCTGCGAACCCGAACGGATTTTTTGCGCGCAAACTCAAACAATTTGAGAGCGACGCCAGCGAGTCGCCGGAAGCAGAAATCAAAATCGAAATTCCTATGAACGACGAAATGAAAAAGGCCATCGAAGGCATGATTCAGTCTGCCATGATGAGCATGAATGAGAAAGTCGCGAAGCTCGAAGCAGCTCTCGCTCCGAAAGAAGACAAGCCTGCCGCCATGAGCGCGCAGAACGAAGTCGTGCAGCTCGCCGCGAACACCGCTGCGCTCGCTGCCGTCAAAGAATTTGCCAAGTCGTTCGGTGCGCCAGCCGCTCCGATTGCCTCGGCCGAAGCAGTCAAACCAGTCGCAAAGGTCGAGAAGTTCGAGGATGTCGTCGCCGCAAAAGCCACCGAGCTGAAGGGCAACAAATCCGAGGCCATCACCTTCGCGATCAAAAACCATGCCGATCTCTACGCTGCCTACCGCGCACGCGTTCAAGCCGGCGAACTCGTCAAACTCTAATCTAAACCTACCATGGCCACTTCATTTAACCACACCGGCACTTTCTTGGCGAACTCGGCGATCACCGCGTTTCGTCTCGTGTCGATTTCCAGCAACCGAGGCGTCGGTCTTGCAGCCACCGCCTCTCTGCCTGACGGCGTTGCAACGATTGACGCCGCTTCCGGCGATCAAATCACCGTCGAATTCCTCGGCGGCACCACCATCAAAGCAACCTTGCTCGCCGGTCCAGTGACCGTCGGCGACACGCTTTTCTCCACCGCCAACGGAACCGTTGCCATCACCGGCACGATCACGGTCGGCAAATCTCTGAGCACCGCTTCGGACGCATCTACGATTATCGAGATGCTTCCCAAGAACATCTAATCCTTAAAAATAAATTACCATGTATTCAAATTCCGCAGCCATTTTCCGTGGCGACATCGCTGGCGTAGTTGAGCAGGCAAAAGACTTCGAGGCCGGACTGATCGGCACCGCCGTCATGCCAATCCTCGACGTGCCAGTGCGCGCCGGCCAATATCCATCGTTTGTTCTCAAAGAGGGTCAGCTCCTCAAGAGCGACGTGAAGAACCGTGCTCCATACAGCGATTACGCTCGTGGCACCCGCGCCTTCACCCAAGACACCTACACCGCTCTGGAATACGGCTACGAGGAGGCGGTTGACGATACCGTCACCCTCGACGTTGCCCGCTTCTTCGATGCCGAGGTGATGGCCGCAAAACTCGCCAAGCGCAAACTCTTGCTCGCGCACGAGCTTCGCGTCGCCGCGAAAATCTTCGATACCGGCGCGTTCACCTCGACCAACTCCGGCACCGCCTACACCGTTGCCAATTTGGCCACGTTCGACGTCGGTCAAGACGTTCAAGAGGCTCTCGACCGGATGCTTGCTCGCGGCGAGTCCACGACCAACACCCGCGTTGTCATCCCATACCCAGTCTGGACCCGCCTGCGCGCTTCCACGAAATTCCAAAACCGTTTGCGCGGCACCGGTCTTTCGTCTGACACGATCTTGAACGCCAGCACGCAAGCTGCCGCTGAAGTCTTCGGCGTCGCCGAGGTTCTGATCGGTCGCGCTTCCTACGACAGCGCACCCGAGGGCATCGCCTTCTCCGCCGCAAACGTCTGGGCCAACACCTATATTTGGGTCGGCTCGGTCACGCAGGCTTCGGCTGGCTACTTCGGTGGCGGCGCAGGCTTCACGCTAAACTGGTCCGAATACGGTCCAGCAATCGGCGTCTCGACCTACCGCGAAGAGAAGATCAAATCGAACATCGTTCGCGCCTCGCAATATACCGCCGAGAAGATCGTGAACTCGAACGCTGGTCAGCTCATCGCAACTCAGTATTCCTAATCTTAACTAGGTTCGGAAAAACAGCCTCACGCTTCACGGCGTGGGGCTTTTTTGTTTTGACCGGTCCGAGCGTTGGTCAAGACCTGACGCACACAACACAACGACCATGATACTTTCGCTTTGCGTAATTACGGGAAACGAGGCGGCACAAATCGGCGAGATGCTCGACAGCTTCGACGGCGTGATTGACCAGGTCTCGCTCGTTCGCGCCATCGGCTCGCAGGAACCGGACGAGACCGAGCAGATCGTGCGCGACTGGTGCATGGAGCACTCGGTCGGATTCATCTTCTCGGAATACAAGAACGGCGCCACGGCGCAGGCATGGAAGCACGTGGATTCGTTCGCCCGAGCGCGCAATCAAGCGTTCGCGCAGGCGTGCGGCGACTGGCTGATCTGGGCCGACTGCGACGACGTGATTGCCGACGCCGAGAAGCTGCGGGACCGGCTCGGCGAGCTATCGGACGACGTGCTCATGATTCGTTGTCCATACGACGTGCGCGGGACCGGGAAGAAACTGCACCGCGAGCGCATCGTTCGGCGCAGCGCGTTTGCAAGCGGGCGCGTCTGGCACCACGACGTGCATGAGAACCTGCTACTACTTCCGAACGACCGCCATTTCGACTGGGCGACGCCGGTCTGGCATCATCAGCCGATTGCGATCAAGCAGGACAACCGCAAACGAAACTTGGCGATCCTCGGGCGCAGCGTCGCCGAGTCCGCGACCCAGTATTTTTATATCCACCAAGAGCATTATTGCGCCGGCAACAAGACGGCGGCGGAGCAGTTCGGCCGGATCGCGCTGAGCTTCCCAAACCTTGACGACAGCTTCCGCTACGAGGTGCAGCTCAACCTTGCGCGACTCGTCGCTTCCCGACGCGAGGCGATCCAGTTCGCGATGTCGGCGCACGGCGTTTTCCCGTGGTGCCGCGAGGCGATTGCGTCGGTCATCCTCTTGGCGTTCGAGCGCAACGACGGCAAGCGGGCGAGCTTCTGGGCGTCGCGGATGCTGAGCCTCGCCGAGCCTAAGGAGAAAGATCGGCCGTGGACTCACGAAGTAAAATGGTATGGGTGGGCTGGGCACGACCTTGCGGCGCGTGCCTACCGTCTCGCCGGCTATCTGGACGACGCGGCGGCGATGCAGCTCGTGTTTCACAAGCACACCGCACCGAAGATCCGCATTACGCAAAAGACGCTGGGCAACTCGACCAAATCGGTCGCCTTCCGCGACGCGTGGCTCTCGACGGCGGCGCAGCCGGATCGCATCGATCACCGCTTTCTTGTGCGCGCCGACGACGCCGAGACGATGGGGATGGCGAAGCAGTTCCTGCACGACGTAGGCGAGCCGAGCGCATCCGAGCCGGGCGTGATTCAGATCAACGCAGAGGACGGCATGGTGGCACCGCACGGCTGGGACGAGCGAATCTTGGCGAGCGGCTGCACGTTGATTGACGCCGAGAACATCGAGCAAATTCTGGGAGCAAAAAAGGCATGATTCCCGAGCCGGCCATCGTCGTCTGCACGACCAACGCAAGGTGTCTCGACGTGCTCAAGGCGTCGGTGAAGGCCTACGTGCCGCGGGAGGTCCGCACCTACTATTTCCACGGCGTCGGGGCGACGTTCGGCGAGGCTTACAACCACGCGGCAGAAATAGCTTTCAAGGAGCACGACCAGATCGTCGTCTGCAACGATGACATCGTGTTCACGCCGACGACGTGGCGCGATCTTCTCGCGGACGTGCAACTGATCAAAGAACATTGCGATAACGTCGGCTACGTCGCAGCCCGGTCGGACTACGCACGCGGGGCGCAGAACATCAGATGCGGCAGCGGGCGCTTGGACTTCCTGCGATTCGAGTCAGAGCGCAGCATCATTGAGACTCCGGTCATCGCGCCGATTTGCGCATGGATTCACCGAGACGCGTGGGTCGATTTCCCGCCGATCAACTGGTTTTCCGATGACGTGCAATGCGCCGACATGAAGCGCCGGCACTTCGTCTCCCGAGCCTACGTGCATCACGTCGGCTCTCAGACGTGCGGCAACGACGCCGCCAAGTGCATGGCCGATGCTGAGCCGTGGCTGCGGGAGAACCGGCCTGCGCTGCACGCGATGCACTTTCCCGCGGTTTGACGATTCGCGCAATTGTATGGCCGCCGTTCGAGACTTTGACCCGACGCAGATCAACTCCGACTTCTCCGCGATCTTGGAGCAGGCCGGCATTTCGTTCACGTATCAGGGCGCAAGCATCACGGGTGTCTGGTCATCTTCGCGCAACGCGTTCGCTGAGTTCGAGGACCAACGCCGGGACGACTCGCGCTTCACCGTGTTCCTGCTTACGACGAGCGTGAGCGCCGTGCCGCAGGTAACGCAGACGCTTTCCCGAGCCGGCATCACCTATTTCATCGACCGAGTCATGCTCGACGCCGAGGGCGCGGGATGTGAACTCGAGGTGCAAAAATCGATATGATCGAGATCGAGGCCAGTTTCTCGCGGCTAGAATTCCAACTAGCAAAGCTCGCCAACGCGGCGAAAGTGGACCTCGGACTGGTCATCAAAGAAGAGGCGAAATACGCGATCCAAACCATCGTCAAATTCACGCCGCCGAAGAGCAAGCAGCAGGGCGCGAACGCGGTGCGGGCTGATTTTTCTAGACTGGCGGAGCCGCTGGTTTACCAAGACCTGCAAGCCAAGGCCACGAAGGGCGGATTCTACACATCTATGGCGCGCTACGTGCGCAACCGCCAGGTCGAGAAACTGCGGACGCTTCTGCGAAACCCTAAGCTCTCGCACTACTACGGCATGAGACTTTTGGAGAACGAAGACGCGCTGCGCCTCGAACATCGGCGCAAACAAAACGCTCGCGGGAGAATCACCGGCAAGCCGGACCAACTCGCTTTCGGCGGCGACTACAAAAAGTATCGCAACGAGATTGAGGGCCGCGTCGGCTGGACCGTCTCGGGCTGGAACTCGTCGGCAAAAGTGACCGGTGCGCGCTACAAGAAATTCAGCGACAAGCTCAAGCCGCAGGCGAGCGGCAACAAGCTGTTCGGCTCGGTGCGATCCAGCTTCGGTCCGCAGCCTTTCATCAAGGCGACGGCGCACAACGTGAAGATCCCAAATTATCAGCGAATGATTGACGGCGCGATCAACTCGCGGATTCAAACGACCGTCAAAAAGATTGAGGCGATACGTGCAAATGCAGCGGTCAATTTGGGTTTCATAAGAGTTAAAGGAATGATGCCACTTAAAACCGCAGCATGAGCACCCGCACAAACATCCGCAACGCCACCGCCAGCGCATTGACCGGCGCTCTCGTCGTTCCGACGGCGAACATTCTGCGCGGGCGCAACAACACGATTGCGAGCGTCAGCTTTCCGGCCGCTGCCGTTTACGCAGTCAGCGAGCAGATCGAAGTGCGAACGCTCGGGCCGAGCAACCGCACGCAATACCGGCAGCTGCAGCTCGTAGTCGATTACTTCATTGCCGAGAGCGGCACCTACCTCATCGACGATCTTTTCGACACCGGATCGGCAGCGGTCGAGGCGGCGGTGCTCGCGGACGTTACGCTGGGCGGGCAGTGTCAAGACCTGCATTTGACGTCCGTCGAATATACGATTGAGCCAGACGAGGACCGGCGCTTCGGCTCGGCTCGGCACACTTTCAACTGCATTTATTTTTCAACCGACTAACCTCATTTTATGGCAACCAAACTCGGCCGCGAAGGCTTAATCAAATTATCCAGCACGACCATCGGCGAGCTGCGCAACTACGCTCTGACCCACACCTCCGACACCGTAGAAGATTCGGTCATCGGCGACACCTACCGCACCCGGCTCGCGTCCATGAAATCGTTCTCGGTTTCTGGTGACCTTTACTGGGACGAGACCGACGCCGGCCAGCTTCTGATCACCATCGGCTCGCAGGTCACGCTGAACCTTTACCCAGAAGGCGGCAGCACCGGCGACGTTTACTATTCCGGCGCCGCCATCGTGACCCAGTTTAACGTCTCCGCGTCATTCGACGGCATTATCGAGGGCTCCATCGCCTTCGAGGGCAACGGTCCGCTGAGCACGCTCACGGCTTAATTTTGCAGGCAAAACACACAACACACACATGGACGCAATCGACCTAGTCAGAGAACATTTCGCATCGCTCGGCACGCGTAAAATCGACGTGCCGGAGTGGAAGCTAGTCGTGCACGCAACGCCGGTAACGCTCTCGGAAAAGAACCGGCTTTATCGTCGCAGCAAAGAGAACGACATGGAGCTTCTCGTCGATATTTTGATCATGAAGGCCACCGACGAGCACGGCGTGAAACTCTTCACGATCGAGCATAAGCCGACGCTGTTGAACAAGGCGGACAGCAACGTCGTCGGCCGCGTCGCAAACGCCATACTCGCCGATGACGCGCCGAAGGTGGACGACTTAAAAAACTAATCTACGGCGGGGAGGCGGCAGACCTCCTCGCCGTTTACGCGCTCGCGGATCGTCTGCACAAATTTGCCCACGAGGTGCTCGCGATGCCAGCTCAGGAACTGAACGGCTGGCTCGCTTACATCGAACACCAAAACCGAAAACTTAAACAACATGGCTGAGGCAACATTCAC